CTATGTTTTGCGGTGGTGCTGGTTCCTTATTCTTATTAGCAATAGTCGCATAGATTACATGCAGTGGGATTGTAATAAACAACCCAAACACGCCACACATTAACGCTAAAAAGTGAAGCACAATAAACACAGCATGACCCATGGTTCCATCCTCATGAAAGAGTAATGAAAACATGGTATCAAATCACTTTTGGGATACCAAGATTATTTTACTTTTAACAGACTGACCAGATTTATTCTTCTTTGGATTTCTAATTCCTGCTCCTGTTTTTTTGCTAAGAAACTTGACAGACTTCTAAGTCCTATTTCAGTATTGAGGTAGGCGGGATAGGTGACTGCAGACACATCATGAAGGTCTACATCGAGCAGGGTTCGGATGTTTTTATCACCATCTTTATCCCATGCATCTTTCTTAGTCACAAAGGCAAAGCTCATCTGGGTAACATCTCCTCTGGACATGCTAACCATTAAATCTTTTGCATAAGATGTGTCCGGTGGGGTTATTTCGACCAACAGACCTTCAGAATCAACTGAAAGATTAAGGGTGCCACTGGTGGATCTGCCAAGGATTAGGTTCTGATCATGGTTAATAAGTGCGCGAACATCTGCACCCTGTGCCAGTGATCGGGTGAAAGCTTTGGGATCGATCTGTTCAAGGAATCCACCTAGATCCTGAGACCTATTAGGACTAAACTTTGCAGCATAACCTACTAGCTTTTTCCCATCCGCTTCAACTCGGAACTCTGCGGTGTATCTTGTTTCTAGTTTAACCATGATGTTTTCTCCCAGTTAGCTTTGGTTTCGATCCAGTTTTCTAATTTAGCATCGGCCAAAAGTTTTAGATTTCTAGGTGTGGCACTGCCAGCTAAGTCCAGCCATTCAGTTTTCAATGCTTCACAATGATCTGCAGCAGCTCGGACACCACCACCCGATTCTGGCTGGATAAATTCCATGACAGGTTCCAAGATAATCTGGACCCGCTCTTGATGGGCTTCAAGAAACTTTTCTAAGGCAGGAATAAAATCCCCTGGCTTATTAGAAATTCTTCCAAGATGGTTGGCTTCAATCTTGCGGATTTGTTTTCTGGCAGCTTCCAACAACTTAGCAAAGCCAAAGGTATTTTGTTGGGGTGCAGGTGCTGGGGTTGGATCAGGTGTTGGTGGATTAATTTTTAAACCTGAGAAGATGGAATCCAAAATAGTCTGATCCAGAAATGGGAATGATGCTAGGGCAATTGCCTTGGCTGATTCCATCGGGATAAGACCTTCACCAACCTTGGCCACTAGGTCAACCAGACTGGTGATCTGTGCGCCATTTAAAGCTGTTGCTGCCACATCTGCGGTGGGTGGTGCTATTGGTGCTGATGCTGTTGGATCTTGTGGGCTTGTTGGAAGCTGCCCAGTCAGGGCTGCAGCATCCACTGCCACCTGTGATTGACCAGGGCCAAAGGCAGGGTCCATGTTTTTTGGAATCATGTACCCATCAAGTCCTGATATGCTTGGAAGGTTTTCCAATGCTCGGACATCATTACGGCTAAGCCATCCCCAGTTCAACGCCTGAGCATAGAAAGATGATCTACCTGCGGTGTCACCCCTAAGAAGTGCATCTTGATTGTGTTCAGCATAAAGCTGGTCAAGCGAGCTTATCAGTTTAAAATTGATTTCCTGCTCCCACCTAATCAACCATGGTCTCAAAGTTTCCTGAAGGAATGCCAGATTATCTTGCTCAAGGCTGCTGTAAGTTCCTGCACCTGCACCAATTTTGCTGGCTGGAATTTTGAACCATCGTGCCACTTCTTGAAGCTGGAATGATCTAGATGCTATCCACTGGGCATCGTCTGGGGGTGTTCCGATTGTTTGGTAGGTTACACCATTTTGAAGAATAGCTACTCGATGGGCATTCTTAACTGTTGCATGCATATCTTCCCATGATTTCCGCATGTTCTGAATTGCTTCTGAATTTAGTTTACCTGGTACCGAAATGACCCCAGCAGGTTTGCCACCCTGACCAAAGAAGGTTGATCCAAATTCTTCAACTGCCATACCAAGACCGATTGAATTTTTAGCCTGGGCAATTACTGAATAGCCTTTGACCCCATCAAAGCTTAATCCTTTGATGTGCAAAATCTCAGTAGGTAAAAAGATTACTGATCCGTATTTGTAATACAGTTCCCCATTTTCATCACGCACAGGTTCCACAAGTGATGGATCCAGTGGCCAGAGTTGTTGTACCCTGCCAGAGTTTTTATCCCTAACAATTTCTGCATAGCCATTGCCCCAAACGAGCGCATGCCCCATGAGGGTTTCACGGAAAGTTAAGGCGCTCATTTCTGGGTTTGGCTGGTCATGAAGGATTCTATAAAGTGGATGATCATTGGCCTTGGACCTTGAACCATCATGACCCCTTCTAAATACTTGCAATGGCAGACTGGCAACACCTTCAGAGATAGCTCGAACTGCTGCCCAGACTGCGCTGTAGGTAAGGGCTGATGCTTGATTTACATTCTGGCCAGTTGTGCTTATGCCTGTGTAGGTCCATGATCCAGAGTCGCTAATCAAACTATATCCAGCGAGTTTGTTTACAGTGTTTGCAAATAAAGATCTGAGGGCTTTAAATGGCATAATTTTACAGGAATTCTATCCCTGCTCCTGTGGTTTCATTGTGCGTTTCTGCCCCAGCCGTGACCATCCAGCGACCTAATCCCATAACCAAAGCTATAATCCCATCTATTTTGTCACGACTTTTCTTTTTCGACAACTTGTAGTTATTATTGTCATCCAGACTCACACTGATGTTGCCAAGGTTCCATCTTAAAACAGGGTTGCCATCGTGCGAAATTTGCTTGGCTAGGATCCATTCCTCTAACTTTTTAGTGGGTGGTGATAGGTTGGCAGGAGTCTGCCCAAACTTGACCATGCTAAAATCATCTGACAGCTCATGAACAATTTGATCACTGTGCCAAGGGTCGTATGCTATCTCTTGAATTTTGTATATTTCGCCCAGTTGCATGATATCCCTTTTGATCTGCCGATAGTCCACCCGATTACCAGGGGTTGCAGTTATTTTTTTAGCTTTAACCCATGGCTTAATTCTGAATCGGTTTAACCTCTCACGCAGTTTGTCGGCTTCTTCAGGTGCCCAATAATATGGCAAGACATAGTGTGGCTCATCTTCATTTTCACTGGGGAAAAAAAGTGTAAGGGCCGTCATATCCATGGTTGCACTAAGATCCAGTCCAGCCCAACATTCCCTGCCAGTCATATCAGGAACTGGTATCTGGCATTCATCCCACTTAAGTGGACTTATCCATCTAACATCCGTTTCAATCCATTGATTCAAATGATCTCGCCTAAATGCTGCTTCAAGTGCTGGATTATCTTTACATTCCTGCACCTTCTGATGAAAGTAAGCTGGCTTAACGGTGATGCCATAACCAGGGTTAGCTTTGCGCCAAGTTGCTTCACTGGTCCAGTCATCATCCAAATCAGCAGCAAAGATTTTGCCGTAGAATGTTTTGTCAACAATAGTTCCATCTAGCCACTTCTGGCAATGGGAATGCATGTCGTGACAGAAACTAGTTCGATCACTACCAGCAGTCGTGATCATCACACACAATGGTTGCCGTCTAGCTAAAGTTCCAGTCATCAGGGTGTCATAAAGTTCGCGCGATTTCTGCGTATGTAATTCATCAATCACAATCCCATGAGGGTTGCCACCATGCGCTGTGTGTGCATCTGCACTGATGGACTTATAAAAGCTTTTAGTGTCAGGATAGATGATGGTATTTTTAAATGGTTGCAGTTTAGCAGCTAGTGGTGGACATGCTTCAACCATGTTTTTAGCTGAATCAAAACAAATGTGGGCTTGCTCTCTAGAAGCTGCTGCACTGTAGATCTCTGCCCCTGGTTCACCTTCAATCAAAAGCCACAATGCTATTGCGCTAGCCAAAGTTGTCTTGCCAGCTTTTCTTGGAACTTCCAAATAGACCTGCCTGATAATCCTGTTTCCATGCTTATCTACTTTCCCAAACACTTCACGCAGAATTTCTTTCTGCCATTCTTGAAGGGCAAATCTCTTTCCTGACCATTCACCCTTGTGATGTTTCAAGGCTCGTTCGATGAATGGAATGATTAGAGGGTCAGGCTTTTTCTTTGTTTTCTTAATCAGGTGATGCCCCATTATCTACACCACATAAATCTTTTAGCCAGTTTCCTTGAGTAACCACAGGATCAGAAACCATTTTTGATCTGCTCATAGGCGAAAGCCCAAGAGATTTTCCAAGGGTGGACAGTCGGGCTGATAAACTGGTTAGTTGATCCACTGCAGGATCTGATTTCTTTGGTCGTCCATCTTCTTTAATGAATCCACCTGAATCGTTAATCTGTTGCTGGCACCTAACCACTTGGGAATACATGGCGCAATAAATCGCAATAGCATCAGCATCCACTGATGAAAGTATTGCCATTGGTTTCAAACCTGTCAGAAGATCGTGCCACTTTTTCTGACCGATTGCATCTAACCAGTCTGGCATTCTTGGATCGTTCACATCCCATTCAACAGGTGATGGGTTCACAGTCGATGGTCTCGGGTTTGGATTAAGAGATAATATTTGTCTCTTATTAGGTTTTCTTCCTCTAGTCATAACATCACCTCATTTTGCCCTAAAAAATCATGCAAAAATCCTGAAATTTGCGAGAAGG